CGACGGCATTGCCGACCCCGTTCTCCATGTCAATCTGGATGCCGTGCATCGTAATATGGTCGCCTTCTTTAAGAAGGTGCTGGCTCGTCACCTCAAAGGGGAGGATGCCTCCATTCTCGGTATAGATGCCTTCATCCATCCGCGAGAGCCGACCGGTGAATGCATCCGAAACATAGGTAGCCCCTCCGCTGGACACTGCAAAGAGCCCCCGATAGTACGGGAGCCCATCACTTTCCCGCTTTGACCATTGCCCCGAATGTCCGTCATAGACCCATGTGGAGGCCACGGCATAATCGGTTGACGGGGCCGTCACCTGAAAGAAGGAATGCCCATCAATGGAATAGCTGGTGCAGATCGCGGAAATCGCTACGCTTGGCGTCAGGGAATCACTCACCCCAGGGTCGTCCACGGGCTCAATGGTGTAGCCGTTTGCCCGATAGATCCCGATGTCGCCACCCTCATGCCCCACAAAAAACACACTCTGCCCTGACTTGGCATGCCCCAGCTCGGAAACGCCCCCGATCTCGGTATTGGCCGTAGCCGACGGCTGAAACCCCAGCGCCCCAGGAATCGACAAGGGACCGCCCCCCACCATTCCACCGAGCCGGACCCAATAATGAGCAGATCGCTCGCATACCGCACCACGGCAATGATGGAATCGGGGCTGGCAGACGGCTCAAAGAAGTTCAACCCGTCCCATGATTTCCCGTCTTTAATGTCACTCGCGTACACCCGCCCTTTATTTTGGCCAGTCACGACATAGACCCAGAATCGTCCATCGAGGTAGACACCACCTCGTGCCCCTGTGGGGTAGTCTGCGTCCGTGATCTGCTCAAACGCCTCAGAGGCAAACGTATAGATATGAGGGGTCAGCCCATCGTTGATGAACAACTGCACCCCGTTCTCATCCATCCAGACTGGGCCTGACGCCGTAGCGAGATCCCCGATCTTGCGATACGCCCCAGGGGTGACTTTGTAGACCTCGTGGGCAATGACCATATAGAAGATGGCTTCCCCTTCCCGCACAAAGATTCCTCTCGCTGGGGTGGGGCCGATGGTGGTCACTGTAGAGAGCCCAGGCATCCCAAGAATGGCCACTTGCTGCCGTCCGTTCTCGTTCGACTCAATCATGGCATTGATCCGCGTCACGGACGAGAGAAACGGAGAGCGTGCCTGCTGGCCTAACCCAAAAATCGGTACAGCCTTCCGTGTACTGGTTGGCGCGTTAGCGGTCAACATTGATGTTATAGCCTCGCTTCCCGCCGCTATGGCCCAACTCCGACAGCCCCACTGAGACCCGCTGGGCAGGCTTCAGGTTGTTTCGCACCAATGCCCCTTCAATGTTCTCTAGAATCGCGGTGTTATCCTCGCTCCAGGGCTGGCCGTAATCCGGCGCAATCCGTGAGGCGAGCTTATACTGCAACCACGCAAAATAGGTGGGTGGGAGGAGGACTTCATCCTCCAAGCTCGAATAGGCCGCCGTCTCTGACGAAACGGTGAGCGTGAGCGTGGAATCATTGTCAGAGGGAACCGGATAGAGAAAGAGCGTGCCATGCGGATGAGACGCCTGGTAATAGACAAACGTACTCCAGCCCCCAGCCTGCAGGGTCTTGATCGCAATCCCGTCATAATCACTCTTGCTATGCGAGAGCGACACGGGATAATCAATGTTCTGACGACGGACATACCCCGAGAGAATTTCGGTAGGGCGTGCTGCCACCACCTGCGCCAGCCCTGGCCCGATGGTATACGAGGCCTGCCCGGCCACCAACGGGAAGGTAATTTCCGTCTGATACGACGAGAAAATCTTTTCAATGGTTGCTTGCTCGATAATATCGTTAAGGAGGTACCCGCCCTCATTGGCCGTTACATCGTCGAGGGCTTCCCCTCGGCCAATGACCTTTGCAATCCGGTAGGCCATCTCAATGAGATTCCGGACTGTCCGTGGCGCATCAAAGGTGGTTTGCGTCAACCCAATCGGCATTTACTTCTTGGCCTTCTTTGGCTTCTCCTCACTTCCTGCTGCGAGTCCCCAGCCCTCTGCAACGCACGCCTTTTCCTCATCCGCATCCTGCACGATGCACTGCTCCTCGCCGCGATAGAGCATCTTGGGATATTCCTGAAAGCTCATGTCCAGTAGCCTTTCGGCGATTCCATCGCCCGCGTTGCCATCAAGGTAAATTCCTTGCTGGTCTTCCAGCCCTTCTTGCGATACGCCTCATATTCCTCTTTCGAGTAGACCGCGATAGCCTTATGTGAACTGGGCTCATCAGCGCGGCCCGTCATGAGCACCGCGTAAGGTTCCTGATTGTTATAGGTGTGATTGATCGGCATACCGTGCGGGGCAGAGAGTGACCCCCCTGCCCCGTCCTTTGGTTAGTTCGACGCGATCCGGCAGGCGAGCTGCCTGCGGATGGTCTTGAATCCGTACAGCACATCAAAGCGGGTCCGGAGCTTGTCCGAACCAACCTCGTATTGCCGGACCATGCGGAGCGAGATGTCATCCATGACTTCACGGCCTGACATATCCACGCCCTTCGGCATCACCAAATCTGCCGTGGCCAGGGCAAACGCATCTTTGTAGAAGTGCAGATCTAGCCCGTAGGTGAGGCTGGCTGTTCCCGAAAAGACCACCGCCGCCCCGTTGGCCGGAGAGCCTGACACGTTTTGCGTGGCTCCTGACACGATGATGGAGGGGGCAATCCCGATGGCGAGGGTCGCCCCCGCCGCCGTGGCATCCGCCGTCACGACAAATTGCTGGAGTTCGCCCATATCCACCTTGGTTTCAGGATGGACGCGGTTGACCCCCGCAATCGTGAAGACCTGCCCTTTCTTGAACGTATCCGCTGCCGTCAAGCTCCCCAGGGTCAAGGTGGCCCCGGTCTGGGAGGCCCCGGAAATCGTCACGCTGGCCACCTTGTTGCCGTTGGTGTGCCGGATCATGTGCGTGTTCTGGTACCACTTGCCGCCGATGGCTTCGCCCATCACGCCCTCACGGTACTGAGAGGCGATGTTTTCAGAGCTTTGGAACAAGCCCTTCAAGGCATCCACAATCGTGGCCATATCCACAGGCTTCAGGTGGAAGCACCGCTTGGAGGTAGGTGCCAGTTCGTCGGTCAAGACGGCTCCCGCTGTGGCATAGGTCAAGAACGTGCTGGGCACGGTGCCCGGTGTCCCAACCTGCCGGTAGACATCTTTCGACATCGTGAGCGCATCGGCCTCGACCTGCGCGGCCAACCGCGTCATGGCCGGTTCAGCCACCCGCTCCGCAAAGTCGTCCAGCGAGAGGGTCAGTTCTGAGCTGAGAAAGCTCGGGGCCACCCATCGCTGCGTGCTGACCGTAATCGAGGTGCTTTGCTCGGTCGTGTCCGCATCGGTAATCGTCGCGCCGGTCCCGGTTGGATATTCGTTCGGGAGCCGAATCACGAGCGTATCGCCGATTTTCGCCCCATCCACCGCAAACTTGGAATCATAGCCGCGATGAATGTTGCCCACAAAATTTAACTTTTGATGCAAAATCATAAGAGACTTCCGGAGTACGGAAGTCGTAGTGAGAATGGTATTTGCCATAATAGCCTCAGGGTATCATGATGTGAACGTCTCAGCCAGCTTAACGGGGAGGCTGCGACACCCGAGGCCATTGCTAACGGGCAAGGGGAAACCGCCGACAGTACAGGGCCGGACCTGGCTCCTCTATCATGCGGAGGAGATCACAATGCGTCATCCTATACACAACTACCTATGCGTTGTCAAGCGACACTGCGCGGGACATAGACCCGTGCCCGCTCGCCAAACTTGGCCCGTACGCGGGCTGCTTCTTTTTCGTACCACTGTGCAGGAGAATCCTTATCGGTTGGCCCCCCACCGCTCAGATCAAAGGAGGCTCCCCCGCGCACCGAGGGCACCGGCTTGGGCTGTGGAGCTTGGGGGGCTTGAGCGGCTGGCCCTGACGTGTGCTTCTGGAGCTGGTCGGCTAAGCGCCCGATCTGCATCACGGCTTGCCGTGGAGCCGACATCGAGAGGTTTGCGAGCCGCATCGCTTCCATAGGGTTCTGGGAGAGATAAAAGAGCACTTCCGGCCCCTGCTCCCCAAGGTCCATGATGGCCTCACCCATCAGATCCGTGACCGGGACTTCTTCACTTTGCATGGCTCCGATGACCGCTTGCGGGTCGTCATAGAGGGATGCAAACTTCTGCACGTGCTGATTCCACTGCATTTGCCGTTGCATCTGCGTAAACTGTGCGGTCTGCTGCTGCATCCGCTGGGCTTGCTGTTGTTCGTGCTGTCCCATCCTCTGCGAGACGCGCCACTCCACAAGAGCGTCCACGTAATCCTCATGGCGGGAATAGTCATCGGGGCTCGGTTGCCGGTTCGGATCGGCAGTTTTTCCGGTGCCCGACGCCCGCATTTGCTCCAGCTCTCGCTGTAAGACGGCAAGGCGCTCTTCTGTTTCTCGTGTCTTCCTGGCGTAGTGCGAGATCCGGTCTTGCATCCACCCGTTTTTCTTGGTGGATTTGACTTCTTCCGGAACCGCCTTCTTTGCAGGGGCCGAGGATTCCGCTTCCCCCTTGGCCTCTACGGGGGCCTTCTCCGGTGAGGACTCTTGCGCAGCCTGAACCTGCTGCTCACCTTGCATGGATTCGCTTACCTGTTCACTGGTCGTGTCGTGAGTCGGTGTAGGGTCCATAGAGCACCTTTCTTTGAGGTTAGAAAAGATCCATCCCGCCAGGGCTCGCGGTGCCGCCTCCGCCGCCGCCCGCCCC